GATAGCTAGTTGTCGTTGATAATTATCCTCAATGATTGGTCTTGCTGCGTTACGCGCAACACGGCTCATATCTTGTGTTGGGTCTGTATAAACAATATTACCGTCAACATCACGCATCTTCATGTTTTTGGCAGTTTGTCTGCCAAGTTCGGTTTGCTCATCTTCAAACTTTTGATAAGCAACCTGACCAACACGATCAGCAGCGCGTCCAATAGCAGACGCAACCTGATCAGCCCCTGTGTTTATTTGCAGAACACCAGCTGCTCTAGTCTGTTCTTGTGGGCCTTTAGATTTAATAACGCCAACCATGTGTCACCTATTTGAACAATGATGCATGTGCATAGGCAGATGACACGCCATCAATTAGACTTGCCGTGCTTCTGTTCCTGCCTTGAAGCACAGCAATCTGTCCTGCCAATCTGTTCTGAGAAGCAGCAGCCACAGTGCTTGCATTGATGCGACCAGCATCAGTTGCAGCATCACGCTTTATCTTTTCTCTGATACGATTGATGCTTCTGTTGTCACCAGACATAAAGCCAGCCATTGCATTGTTGGCTGATAGATGAGCAGACATATTAGATATGGCTTGGTTATGCCGTTCCTTGCCTTGCAGGATTGCATCTTTACGCGCTTGCTCATATTGCTGCGCTTGCATCGATGCCTGATCAGATGCAGCTTTCATTGAGTACAAAGTAGAAAAGGCCATTAAGCCTATGGTAAATGGATCAGCCATTAGAACGCCACCTCTAGCACCATGCCGTTAAGCTGCAAGTCTAATGGTACAGTTTGTGATATCGTTACTTGCGGGTCACGGCTAAAGCCAAGAACAAAGAACTCTTTTTTGCCTGAGAACGAAGAACGCCCCGAAGCAAAGTCATCATTCACATTACGAATAATCATGTCAGTGCCATCAACAGACACAGACAATGTGTCGAACAAGTCTAGGATTACAGATGTAATTCTGCGTGGTGTTCCAGTAAGGGGGCCGTTACTAACCTGCCCATCGATAGGAAGTGTTTTCAATTCTGGAATAAATGAATAGCCAACGTAAGCAGATGTAACAGCAGCATCGATAGCCGAAACATCTACCTCAGTATTAGCAACCGTATATGCGCCAAGATAATCTGTACCGCTAACAGCTTTGACATTAGCACCATTTGAAAAGTCACTGTCTAATCCTGACAACACACCAGCAGTCCCAGTGTATAGATTACAATGATCCATTGGCATGGAGTTGTTAAACTCTTCCAAATAGAATGTATCAGTACCAGATCCGTTGTCTCTAACAGCTACTGTAAACAATCTTTCACCAACAGAGCAGATGCTGTGAAACTTGCCCTGTGTGTCCCATAAACTCCAACCAGCTTTCTTGTCAGACCGCAGCGAATAGAATACCGCAATGGTTCCATCTCTGTTTACATAGAACGCATAACTCTCTGGCTTGTTCAAAGCTCCTTTGATCAAAGCTTGTTGAGTTGGATTACGAATCAAATGCGGAGACAAGGTAGATATGTTTGTTGAAACATACGCACCTTCAGTATCTGAGAAGATGTATTCTCTGATCGCGCTCTCTGTCTTTTGTACATACAAAGTCGCACCATCAAACGGTACAGGCTTTACAAAGTTAGCACCAAATGGTGTCTGGCGTTTTACCTGTGCAGTAGCTGGCGTAACTGGACTGTTTGCAAACGATGGCACATAAAATTCAGAGTCAGAAGTAAACACTTGCAAATCACGATTAGATATAAGGTGCCTGATCTGATCGAACGATCCTACGTTTGCAGACAGATCAATAGCATCATCATCTTCGCCATCACCAATATCAAAGTTAAAGTAGTTGTTACTCTTTGATGCCCACAGATTTGATGGCTGCGCTAATGATCCAGCAAACCATAGCCGCCCTTCATGAAAAGTAACTGTGCTAGGATAGCCACGCAAAGATGAGTATGATTGCTCTTCCCATTTAGTAGTAGCAGCACCAGTTTGAATACGAGGAGAGCCACCACCAACAGCACTCGTTGTTGCGTTTGCGCCAGCTGTAATCTCATATACGTTCTCGTTAATTACAGCACTAACTGTACGAGTGCCATTAAGGTTTCCAGCAGACAAACCGCCAATACTAGACGCGCGATCTATAGATATGCTTGCACTAGGAGCCAGCCCATGTAGTGCATGAGTAACCAGAACCTTGTTTGACCCTTGGATTGTTTCTAACGCATCGATATCTAGTTGCTGTCTGATTGCACCACTAATTGAACCAGTGGCTGTAGTGCTGTTAGTTACAGCGGTAATCTGAACATCAGTATCACCAATTCGTAAATTTACACCGACATGATTTGCCTCAAAATACGCAGCACTTGTTGTCAGTGTTGTTGATCCAGTTGTTGCACTAGATGTAATCGTTACACCGTTACCTTGGAAGTTGAAGTATGGCTGGAATATTAGATTGCCATCAGTTGATTCTTCAAATTCAAATGGCTCTATTTGAAATGTTTGCAGTCCTGTGCGCACAAGCTTCTGTGTTGGGTACAACCTATGACACAAAAACATAACGTCAGCCTGTTGTGCAAACGACAGTTCTATCACCTGCGCTTGTGTCCAAGGCAGGGCTGCGCTGTTTACATCAGCAGTTATGTTTTGAATATGTGTAGGCTGAAAGCTGTTAGCAGGATCAAGTATAAAGATATCAATTTCACCAGCACTGAATGCAATAATATACCGCTCATCATCGCTAAAGATGAACGGCTCAATGCGTACCTGCAATCCAATTAAGCTTGATGAATATGTATTATTGAAAGTGTACCAGTTTTGTGTGCCGCTGCGTTTCTCAACACCGCCTTCTGATTTGATAAAGAAGTTGCGCACACGCGCAGCAGCATGAGTATAAACTGAAACATCGGTTCGTGATGTCAATGACGGGCTGACTTCTCCGAAATCGAAGCTAGTCAGCGGCACTCTTATCCTCGCCATTAACTTAACCTTTCAGTTCTAAACCTATTCGTAACTAGCTTTCTTGTTGTTTGCTGTTGGCTATCTAAGTTTCTAGCCTTTGCCATAAGGCGATCAGCCTTTGTTTCCATGACTTGTGTGAGGCCATCATCTCTTGCAATCGATGATGCAAAGATTGCTGCCAGTTGAAACTGCACAGCCAATGTAAAATAAGAAGGCCAATCAACTTCGCTTGCACGGAATGTGTAATCAGCAACAACCACATCACTCGCGGTCGTATCCGAAAACACTTTGTCACCATATACAGAATACTGAACAAGTAAGTCGTTTACAGTTACCGCATGTAACATCAGCAAATCGTTTGGCAATTGATGCGCTATATCGAAACGCCCAGTAGGAGTGGCGGTCAATGCATTAAGTTGCGCTTGATTAGTAGCAAAGCGCCAACGAGTAGCACAAAGAGATGAGCGAGCCACATCTTCATACATGTTGTTAGCTATAGTTGCTTCGGTACTAGCGTCAGCAAAAGAAGAAATAGGGTTAGCGCCAATAAGCGTTAATGCTCTTGCCGCTATATCAATTGCTGAATTTGCTGCTGTACTCATATATTAAGTTGAGGGAGGGGCTTCTGCCCCTCCCCACATCCTTATGTATTGTCGTCGAGGACTTCATAGACACCGTTATCATCGATAACAACAGCGCCCATTGACATCATTGAAGTTGCAAGGTGTGCAACTTTCTCAGGCACATAGTTCAGCTCAGTCTTAACGTCTGAGTTGATACCAAGGCCAACAGCAGATGTGTGGTAAGCAATGTTCTTACCAGCAGTGATTGCTGAAGTTGAGAAGATGTTAAAGCCCATGAATTGCTTCATGGTCATACCACCAGCAAACGGCAGGTTCTGATCACCGACATAATCGGATGATGCAAACTCGTCGATATTAAACAAGTCAGCAAAACCAGCAGGTGACATAGCCAGATACCGCTGTCCGTCTTCTGGCAGGTCTGCTGCACCGAAGGTTTCAAACAGTGTAAGGATGTCAGCTTTTCCAATCGCACTACCAGTATCGTTGATCTGTGTTGCGTTTGCACCAGCGTCCAATGCTGTGTAGATGATCTCGTCAGTCTTGCGACCAAGAGCAGCAGCAGATGACTTAGCAACAGCCTGACGCTCATCGATGTTGGTTTTCAATTCATCCAACTTGTCGATAAACTCAGCTGCATAGAAGTCAGCCATGGTTGCTTCTACGGTAGTATGTACAAGCTCCATTGGAGTCACATTACCGTTACGCGCTTTAGTTGAAGCTGTGCCTGAGCCGATCTTTTGGAAACGAACAACGCTACCACTCACATTGTTATTGCGGACAGTGTTCTTCAATTTAGAACCCATGCGCTGATAAGCCATGTGAACTTCGGACTCAAACTGCTTAATGAAGGCTACATCAATTGTATTCGCCATTTTTTACAGTCCTTATATCAAAGTTAAAATTACACTCGTTCCGGTTGTCCATTCCGCTCGTCGTCCAGTTATCCCTGTCGGGGCTGTCAGTTAGAAATAGGCCGTTCATCCTCTTCAAATGACACTTCTATGTCATATGCGCAACGCACAAATCTTGCTACAGGGTAGCCATTCACAACGGTCGCTGTGTTTGAAAACAAACAGCCAGCAAACTGTAACCAGCGAATTGTTTTTTCGTGGTCGATAGGAACTACATTTTCTAGGATGTCATACTTTTCTTGGAAGTAATCAAAGACAGGATGTGTAAGACGCATCCATGTTCTTTTGTGATCGTTAAGATCGTAACTGCCCAACAACCATATAGATGCAATAGTGGCTTCTTCATTGTCTATTGGAACCGTGCCAAACATGCATATTGGTTTGTCATTTGACAGTACGGTATATGTTTCCGCTCCCTTTATTGAGAGAGGGAGATGCAACGCCCTCCAAGGCGTTGCACCAGCGATCATGCATTCACGCAGATCTGTATTTCGCAGAGTGTGCTGCAAGTAACTTGAATGATCTGAGGTAGACTTAACAATGTCTATCTCATTGTATTGACCGCTACCTGTAAAGTTTAGAGAAGCCATCTTGCACCTGCTTTATAAATGCTGTGTCTCTGGCTCCTTGCTTCCAATAGCGCTCATCATTCATCATGCTACGCAGATCATTCTCAGTTAGCTGAGCGCTTGCTTCAGCATTACTGTCAATGCCTGATCCTTTTAATGCGTCCATAACCTTTTCCAAGACTTCTATACCTTCTGCCGTTTGTCCTAATCTTTCGAGAGCGCCCATCTGGCTTTCATCAAAAAACTTATTTGCCCACAGCTGCACAGACTCAATACGCGCATCTGCGTTCTCGCCAAGCCTTGTACGCTCGGCATCAAGATCAGGCATGTCACCATTCAATGCTTCTGCATATTTTTGAATGCCATCGGCAAACTTGTCTTGCCCATACCCGTGATCGTAACAAAACTGTGACCACCAATTTAAAAGTTGATTATCGACAGCTTCTTCATCGTTTAAGATTTCTGGCAGTTGATAGTCACCAACAGTCTCTGGTCTGTCTTTGTATGTCTCTTGCAACATTTCTTCTGCAAGAGTTTTGCGTAATTCTTCTTCGCCTTTGCCAAGCTTGCTTTCCAATGAAGAGTATGAAGTCACCAAATCTTCTGGCGTCTTAAACTTTTCTGGCAGCCACTCCGGCCTATCCACGGTTCCAGATTGGCTACCGTCAACAGGTGCTTCGGCTGAAAGCATTGAGCCTTCTGCTTCTACATTATCTGTTTCACTCATCTTGTTTTACCTTCTGTCCATGTTTGATGCGGCGCTCTAACAGCCCCACAAGATACCGCTGCCCTTCCATATGACGAAGTTCAGCGTCCGTTACGTTCGGGCCATTGACTGCTTCAATGGTTATCGAGCGCAAATACTTTAGAACGGAGCCGCCAGTAGGTGACGCAAACAATGCCGCTATATCTAGCGACACACGTTTGTCTTCCTCATCACCTCTAGCAAACCCATCCAATCTGAGTTTGTTCATAGATTACCCCTGCGTTGGCGGTTCCATGCCTTGCTGCTGTGCAGACATCTGCTGCATAGCTTGCGCAAGAGCCTGACGCTCATGCGAGTCACGGATTAGATTATCCGGCACACCAAACTTCTTCGCCAAGTAAGCTGATGCTTCTTCTGATGAGACAAGCAGGTTCACCATCTGTGGCCCAAATCGACCACCAACCATTTCTAAGAAACGATCTACTGATGCAATATCTTGATTAGCTTGCGCCTGTGCCAATGGAGATACTGAGCGAACCTTTACGTCTCTGCCATTTAATGTTGGGACATCGATGCGCCCCTGCTTCTTCAAAATAAAAACAACGCGCTGCAACACTGGCTGAACAAACTCAGCTTGCAATCTGCCAAAGGCAGAACCGATACGGCGAGATAGATCAGCCATGCGCTCTGCAACTTCGGTTGCTGTTGCTGGTGTTTTGTTGGGGTCGCCTAACATATCATTATACAATGCACGTTTAATATTGTTGCGCATGTCACCAAGAATAAGATTTGCAACATCAAACGAACCAGCAGCACGGATTGGCTGCAAGCCCTGAGAGTTAGGAGCTTTTGGAATGATGGTTCCGGGAACCAGATTAATAGAGTCTGTGTTTATTACTCCGTCATCGTCCATCTGGTATATGCCAGAGATAGCCATCTGCGCATTCTCAAGAACCAACTCAATCGTGAGGTTAGTTGTTTTAATCGCACTAAGCGCGTTGACAAGTGGGCCGCGCCCGTAGACTTCACCCGCTGCCTTTGACCATCTGAAACACACAAAAGGATTTGAGCCAGCACCTTCAAATATATCCTGATGAATTAATTCTTGGGTTTCTTTGCAGATGACATAGAAAGCATTACGCTCTTGGTTAGGCTTGTCGTAGAGTCTGCAAACTACTTCGATAATCTTGGTCTTGGTGTCGGGAGCCTTTGCAATTTTTTCCATCATCATTTTGGAAAGAATAGCGTTAGGGTAAGCAATCAATATGTCTTTGTTGCGCAACTCACGCTCACGATACACATGATCAATGCGATCATCTGCGCCGTTTTCAAGAACCAGTTGCGGTAGCGGGATGGCATTAAACCTTATCGGGTTAAGCGCATCACCTTCTTCAACCAGCAAACAGCCTGTTCCCACAGCAAGATCAAGGAATGCTTCGTGGGCTTCTTGTCCAAAATTGCTGTTCTGCAATACCTGAAAGACGTATTCAGTAACCTCTTCAAGCTGATTATCAATAGCCTCAGTCTGATCACTCGGCACCTCGCTACCAGCAACCAAGTCTGCCCATCGCGCAAAGTTCGGAACCAAACCCGATTGCAAGCGTGATGCAAACTCTTGAGTACCGACAACAGCAGTCTCGTCAAAGATGCGATCATCTCTTCGCTGACCTGCTGTAAGCTTTGTAAAACCTTCTCGTTGCGGAAGAGCGTACTCGTAGCACTCATCAAACAACGCTTCAAAGTTAAGACGATGAGCCAGAGCTTTGTCATAACGCCGTAGATAATCCTTCGCAATTCCATCATGCATTACAGATACTCGTTATAGAAGCCGATACCGCCGCCAGAGCCTGACAACAAAGAATGTGTAGCACTGCCACCCTTCTTCTTATTTGTTACAGCTTTTTGTAAGTTTGCTTGCTTGTTGGCTTTAGTTGTAGCTGTCTCAGCTTCCTTACGTTCTTGACGCTCAGCCTCCACAGCTGGGTCTGGTGCTGGCGCTCTTGGACTTTTAAAAATGCACATGGCTACCTCAAATAATATGCAATCCTAGATGTAACCCCTGCATTAATGCATTACAACGCACAAAATTACATGCGTGACCAAAGCCCCTGTCTGCGTTGCTTTGGTTGTCTGTTGAATACATCGAAGTCACGCCGCGCTTGTACAATGCGCTGGGGTTGATTGTTTCCGAGAACACCGCGCCCTTCACCAGCGCCAAGCATTAAATACTGCAACGCATCGTGGATATGAGAGAAGCGGTTCTTCTCTGGCCTATCATCATATCGCTCACCAGATACTTGTATGCGGCGATATTGATACCCACCCTCAAATCCCTTAACCAATTCCTTGCAGCGCGGATCAATTAAGAAGCCAGACAAGCCATCAACCATACGAGTTAGCGATGCACTTACAGATTCTAAACGCAGCGAAACGTCATTGCTTGGGGCTGGTCTAGCTCTTAGACCAGCACCGCGCAGCACTTGAAACGGAGTTGACTCATCTGTTTGCGCACGGAAATCACCAGCTGGATCACCAAAGATATTGATCTCGCAGTTGCCATACCGCACAGCAACCTCTTGGCGCAACAGTTCAGCAAAGCGAACAATGCCCATGTCAAACGCTACAATCTCTTGCAAGATAAGCCAGCGGCCTCTGACCTTCTGACCAAACACTGCAGCTGGCGTTAAGCCAAAATCCAAACCAACAAACACAGGCATACCATCAGCCACAGGAATCTCTTCATTCGCAACATGCTGATCTGCCGCGAACATATTATAAACAGGTTTGCCATCTTGTATCGCCCCCAGCCTGTTCATTACATAAACATCAATCCAGCTTTTTCCCTTACCTTGCACAAGGTTGGTATAATAGCTT